CTCTCCAATGATTTCGTCATCGTTGGCAATGGCGAGGCGGCAGGCTTCGCGGAGGCTGTAGCCAGCGGCGATGTGGTCGGCGGTGTCGAGGGTGGCGGCGAGGGTCTGGATCTTGGTCGTCATGGTCGTCTCTCTTTCGTGTGCGAGTCCATCCTCGCACGCCGCATGCCCCGGCTCTAGACGGGGCGATGCGGGGTAGGTTGTGGGGGTGGGGTTCAGCGCTTGGAGGCGAGGCCAATGATCTGGGCCTCGTAGCACCAGTGGTCCATCCCATCTGAGCAGTCGGTGAGCACGTAGCCGGGGCGGTCGTTTTTGATGTCTTCTTCATAGGCAGCCAGCGTCGCCTCAACCGACGAGCTGCCCAAAAGCTTGACCTTGACCCGGTCTCCGATTGCGTACTTCGTCATGGTCATCATGTTCTCTCTTTCGTGGGGCCGCTTCGTGCTGCCCACATCCACAGTCTACACACGTCCCGGACGTTTGTCAAGCATGGGGGTGCTGTTTATTTGTCGTGGCTTTGGGAAGCGGGATCAGAGCGGATCTGTGCGCTGGATCTGATCCGCCCCTTGCGAGGGCGAGGGCGTCGGGCGTTGTAGGCGCGCTGTCGAATCCGGGCGCATTCGGGTGCCCCGCAGCACGGCATCTCCGACGACGGTGACCTCAGCGCAGAGATCATGACGACGCCACAACCGAAGCACCGCTGCGCCCTGATCTCGCGCGTGCGCTTGATCGATCGCACGCACTCCGCCGCTCCGCAGCAGGGGTTGGCGGCTGAGGCGCGGCGCCCCCTGGAGACAGGCAGATAGACGCCGCACCCGGCGCAGCGCTGCTCTGGCCGGCAAATTCGCCGTCCGCACGTCTCACCGTCCCTCGCTGGGCGCCCACAGGGGCACCGGGTGGCCTCGGGCACCAGCAGCGCCCGTCCCCGACACGGCGACCGCGTCCAGGCGTCGTCCTCGTCGGCGCACGGTGCACCAGCGTCGGCGCCGCACTCGTCGCACCGGGCGTACGCCCGGCAATCGTAGGCGGGCCTCGAGTGCTCGTCCTGCGCGTCGCGGCACGCCTGGGCGGCACAGGTCAGCCGGTGAGCTCGTCGAGGGGCGGCGTGGCACCAGATGCAGCTAGCGCTCATAAAACCCCCTCAGCGCCCTGTGCTGGCGCCGCCGCTGCCGGTGGGCATCGACACGGAACGCGACGTGAACGCCCGCCAGGACAAGGCCCAACGCGCCTATGGCGATGAGGAGGGTCATCCTTCCTGCTCCACAGACGCCAACTGCGCCTCCAAAAGTCTCACCCGTGCCTGCAGCCGCGCCACCTCGTCGCACCGTGCGCGATACAGGGCGAGCGGGACGGGGGCGTCGATGTCCTCGACGAGGCTGGCGACGTGGCGGCCCACGGCGACGATGGCGACGACGCCGAAGGCCCATGCGAGGATGAGGGCGAAGGTCACGGCGTCACCTCGTCTTCGCCTTCGTAGGCTGGGGCACTCACCCGCTCCACGTCGACGCCGCTGGCCTCGACCCCAACTTGTAAGCCCGGCTTACAAGTTGCCAGCGCGTCACCGGGGACGGCGTCGAGGGCTGCGAGGGCTGCGATCATTGGCTCACCGCCGTGGAAGCCGCTGTCCTTGAACAGTCGCACCGCCTCAACCACCGTCGTCGCCAACGCCAACCGCTTCTGCAGCGCCACCATCTGCACACCCAGCGCGTGCTCGCGGGACTCTGCCACTTCCTTCGCTGCGATGGCGGCGTCGCGCTCCCGCATCAGCGCCGGGATACCGTGGATCGTCCTCGTCTGCGCCTCGCATAGCGCGTCGCGCTCGGCGAGGGTCTTGGTCATGGCGGCGATCTCGGCGTCGAGCATCTCGCGGGCTACGGCGAGGTCTTTGTCTTGTGTCGTCATCATTCTCTCCTTCAGGTGAACATGTTGGGTGTGTAGACGCGTCAGAACAGCGCGGGCTGCTTCTCACTGCCCATCGACACCGACGACAGGTTGCGCACAGCCTGATCGAAGTATGACCGCTTCAACTCGGCGCCGATAAACCGACGGCCCATCTCGAGAGAGACATAGCCCTCGCTACCGATGCCCATGAACGGCGACAGAACCGTATCGCCTGGGTTCGTCCACAGGTGCACGCAACGACGGATGACGCCCAACTGCAACGGGCAGATGTGCTTTTCGTCTTCATTTTCGCGCGCGCTTCGGTGTTGCAGCGTGTCGCTCTGGTCGATGTCCATCCACACTGGCGAAGCGTACCGCTGCCACATGCTGACGGGGATGTCGTCGCCCTGCCCTGTGTGGCTGATGGGTTCTGCGTTGTCGCCAGGCTTGCGCATCGTCACGACATAATCAGGGATGCCTTGTCGTGACATTGAGCTGTCTTTGCGGATGGTCTTATGCAACAGGCCGAGCGCCTTGGTTCGCTGCATCGCCGTCACGGGGTCCTTCCACACGACGACCTCGGAGTGGAAGATCCATCCAACCTCTTGGAACGCTCGGATGAGTTGACCTCGGAAGTCTGTCAGTCCGATGACGCCGTCACGGGCCTTCGACGTCGGAAGCAGCATGCAGTGAAACGACATCAGCCGACCGGGCTTGATGACGCGGTACAACTCCGGTGCGAGATACCTGAACTGTGCGAAAAACTCATCATGGCTTGCGCAGTTGCCCATGTCTCGGGGGCTGGCCGAGTATGTGTACAGGCTCGCGAATGGTGGGGAGTAGATGCTGTAGTGCGCGCTATTGTCGGGCATGCCTCGCAGCACGTCGATGCAGTCGCCATGGTAGGCGGCGAAGTTCTCGGTCACGGTCTGGTCGATAACGTTCATGGTCGGTCTCTCTTTCTTATTCGGTCATCCATGACGGGATGGTCATGGGGGTCTCTGGGCTGTAGTCATTCCACTCTCGGAATGATGCCCCTTGAATCTCTGCGCGCACACTGCCGAGTACTTGCTGCGCCATCTCGGCGCCAAGCCTTGCGGCGTCAGACTCCTTACGTCGATAGTTGTCGATGACGAGTTGCTCCGTGTCTGCTCTGATGATGTGGACGTCAACAGGTTTTTTCTGGCCAAAGCGCCATGACCGACGGATGGCCTGGTATGTCTGTTCGTAGCTGTGGCTGGCACCAACAAAGACCTGGCGCGCGCAATGCTGCCAGTTCAGCCCAAATCCGGCGATGCTCGGTTTCGTGATGATGACCCGCGCGTCACCAGACGAGAACTGCGCCAGTTTGGCTTGCTTCTCGTCAATGCCATCCGAGCCGGTCACCTCGATGCTGTTAGGGATGGCTTTCGCCAGCGCTGAACTCTCGTCGTTCATCTCGCACCACACGATGCATGGCCCATCTTTGCCTGCGATCTCTTTGGCGACGACGACACGTTTATCGAGTGTTCCTCGTCTCACGGCGCGCTGGTCAGATAGCGATGTGGCGTTGACGGCAAATAATAGCCCCGATGCATGCGCCGCCGTGTTGTCGACCGGTACGATGTGCTCATGGAATGTCAACGGCGGCAAAGCGTATGCGCCGTCTTCATACCCAAGGTCTGACGGACTGCGAACGACAGCGCCCCACGTCGCCAGCCATCGCCAGAAGCTTTTGACGGCATGCCCCTTCAACCGCCAGTCCTGAGTGGTGTCCATGTCATGCACAAAGTACTCGGCGAGCATCTCTGTGCGCGTCTTGACGCCGAGAAACTCTGAGTGGTTGCCGAGTTCGGTGAAGTCGTTCGGCGCTGGTGTTGCCGTGGCGCATAGACGAAACGGCGTAGACCCAAACGTCGTTATGAGCATGTTGCGGGTGGACCCGTTGAATGACTTTAGGATGCTGCTCTCGTCAAGGACAACGCCGACGAAAGATGATGGGTCGAAGTGCTCAGCCATCTCGTAATTCGTGATGGTGATGAGGTCGCCGGCATCGGCGCGGCGATATGCGATGTCGACACCAAAGCGCCGCGCCTCCTCGACAGTCTGCTGCGCCACAGCAAGCGGCGCCATGATGAGCACACGTCCACGTTGGGCGACATGTCGAGCCCATTCAATCTGCATGGCCGTCTTGCCGAGGCCAGTGTCGGCGAAGATGGCTGCGCGACCCTTACGCAGCGCCCATCGCGTTAGGTCGCGCTGATGAGGGAAAAGATGCGACGAGAGGTCATCAGTTTCGATGCCAGGAAACACGTCGGCGTAAGCCTTGCTGGCGATGTAGCTTTCATATGTCGTCATCACTCACTCTCTTTCGTCGGCGCCTTCATCGCGCCCATGATGCGTTGCACAACTGCAATCGCGGCTTCTTTGCTGTCGCAGACTTCGACGACGTCGCCGAAAGCCCGCAAACGTGAATGGATCTTCTCTTGCGACTCGCGAGCCTTGCCGCCTCGTCGCTTCATCTCGATCCATAGCCTGAGCTCAGGCACATGGAGATCGGGCATGCCGGCCAAGACGCCTTCGCATTTCAGCTTGGCCCCGTCGGTCTTGTGGCCACCGTTGGGGATGGCGTAGATCAGGTATGGCGTCTTCTGTCTCATCCACATGACGAACTCCCGCTGCTCTACGTGTTCACTGCGCACTTTCATCCCATGCCCTCCTCGTGATCCGCTTGTACTTTCCATCCACAACGTACTGAATCCACCTCGGCGCCTTGGCTGCGGTCATCGCCTCACACAGAGACTCAAGGTCGCCGGACGCCAGCACGCCAGATGGAAGCGTGACCTCTTGCGCGATCTTGGCGATGTCGTCCCACGCCTTGCGCTCAGGCGTCCCACCGTGGTGAACGCAGAGGTATTGAACGACGGGCGGGTCAGAGAGGACACGGCCATAGTAGGAGACGGCGATCATATCGACGGGCTTTTTCTTCGCCTGCTGCACTCGCCAACGCCAGCCCTTGACCTCGATGGTCTTGGCGTCTTCTTCCCACCCCATGATGTCGTCGTCGTGGAGCACCAGCGGCGCTTTGGGTGCTGGCCCCTTCGCCGCCGCTTCAAACGGCGCCCCGCACGCCGGACACACCGTGGCGAACATCAAGCAGAGCTCATCGCAGGCGTCGCAGACCTTCATCGGCGTGTCGCCGGCCTTGCCCTTGGCCTTCGGCGGATTCACCCTCGTGATGGGGCCATGGCGTGAGACGACGCCGACGAAGTCGAGCACCAGACAGTGATCGGTGTGCGGCTTGATTCGCATCCCTCGGACGGCGCTCTGTAGGTACAAGCCCGGCGACATGGTGTCCCGAAGAAACACGATGCAGTCCAGCGCGGGGAAGTCGTAGCCCGTCGTGAGGATGCCGACGTTGCAAAGCGCCCTGATCTTGCCTGACTCGAAGTCTGCGATCTTGCGCTTGCGCAGGCCTACGGGGTCGCTGCTGTCGACGCTATCAGCGGTGACGCCAGCCTCACGGAAAGCGCCAGCGACGTCGGCAGCATGCTTGCGGCTTGAGCAGAACACCAGCCAATGGCGATAAGACTCGGCCCGCGTCTTCACCTCGGCGACAACCGCCGCGTTGTTCTCCAACGTGTTGAACTTTGCCGCCATCTCGGAAGCGATGAACTCGCCTCCAGACTTATGGACTCCCGACGTGTCCATGTGAAACGCCGTCTGCTTCGACCTCAGCGGCATCAGCTTCTTGCGGTGGATGAGCTCTTCGATGGACACCGGTTCGAGAATGAGGTTAAAGATCGGGCTCTCGCCATCGGTCAGCATGCCCTGGCTCAGGCGGTACGGGCTCGCCGAGTAGCCGCCGATTCGCATGTCTGGATTCGTCGCAAGCAACGCGGACACCAACTTGCGGATCGCGCTGTCGTCGTCGTCCGACATGTCTTGCGCTTCATCGATCAGGAAGAGATCGATGTGCCCCAGCCTCGAGGCGTGCTTCGCCACTGACCCGGTGGACGCGATGATGATGGGCTCGCCCCACTCCTTTTTGCGCAGCCCCGAGCAGACCACCCCCATCGGGGCGCCGGGCCACAACTTGCGCAAAGCGTCGGCGTCATGCTTCACCAGTTCCATGGAGCGGACGACCATCAGGACGCGCGACGTCGGCTTTGCTGCCATCGTCTGGCGGATGATCTCAGCGTTGACCATGCTCTTGCCCGACCCACCCGGCATGGCGAGCACAGGGCGCACCTGTGGCCCCGCGCGCATGGCCTCCCAAAACTGGTCGATGGCCCTGACTTGATAGTCGTATGGCTCAAAACGGCATGAGGTCATCGTGCAACTCCCATCCATTGCAGCCAGTGCGTTGAAACCCGAGAGGGATCCCGTCACGCTCAAACTTCTCACACCGCCAGGTGCCGTCCTCCTTGGCCGTCGACCATGCACAGATGCGGCAGTTCTTGGCGGCGACGCCGAGGTTTTGGTGGCAGTACTCGTAGGCGTCGCACATCTTGCACTGGTACCAGGTGGGGTCCGTCGACAAGGGCGGGGGTAGGTCATCAGCCAAGGCGAGGCGCTTACCCCGCGCAACGGCCTTCTCGGCGATCACCTTGTCCAGGCGGATGCGCTCGACGTAGAGGCGATCGTCGTCCTTGCAGACCGCCATGTAGAAGGCGCGGTCGACGCCAGCGCCGAGCATGTAGACCTGGCATTGGACGTAGTGCATGGGCTTGGACTTCTCGACGCCGTGCTTCTCAAGGTCGTCGAAACTCTTTTTGCTGTGCGTCTTGAACTCAGCGACGTGCGGCTTCTTTGGCGCCTCTGGGACACCGGCGTCGATGATCCCATCCATGCTGCCAGACACATGAGCGCCAAAGTCGACGCGGTGTTGGCCATCGGATGACGGGCGGAAGACAAAGCCGACGGCCATCAGGTCTTTGACGATCGTGGCCTCTTCCATGTGACCACGTCTGAAAAGCCGCAGGATGCGCCCAGGGTGCTTTGCGGGGAGCGCCCACCGGAACGACAGCCACAGCCATCGATCGCAAGCATGGCCCAGCTGGCTCACGCCCATGTGGGGTCTTGGCGCTTCGCGCACCGCCTCATGGTGGGCGTCGATGGCGGCGATCGTTGGGTTGGTGCGTTGCGGGATGGCGGTCATGATGGGTCCAAAGAAAAGGGGCCGAGGGCGCCCCTGGTGGTGGGTTAGGTTCGGATGTAGGCCGCGCGAGCGTCAACGCCATTGCCGTATCCCTCGGGGTCACGCCACGCTTTACGCTCAGGCTCGACAACGCTGGCCAGCGTTTCGAGGTGCTCCGCAATCCTCTCCAGCGCCTCAACCTTGCGACGCTCAAGCGCCTCGGCTTCCGTTTCGTTGCTTGGCCCCATCACTTCTCCCACGGCGCTTTGCCTGCCGCCGCTGGCGCCGTCGATCCACCTGACGCCGCAGGCATCGACCCGCCCGCCTTGGCGCGGAACGCCTTGACCTCGTTGCTGTCGCCATACTGCTCCGACGACTTGACGGTGAGCTTCATCTCGCCGGACTTGCCGATCAGTTGATCGGTGTCCTCGAGCTTGGCCAGGCCCACGGCGCGCAAGAGTTCGCCGAGCTGCTGTGCGCCGATCTCTTCTGCCTTGGGGTTCGGGTTGGTGAGGTTCAGGTTGCCAAAGACCACGCGCCCCTGATGCGATGGGCCGGTGACGTCGTAGCGCACCTTGAGGTAGGTGCCGGTCCCTGCCTTGGTGTCCTTGAGATCAGCCTCAGTGATGGTGAAGCCGTACCAACCTGGCGGGAGCGGGCTGAAATCGCCGCCGTTGCCCTTGGGCATGTCTTCGGCCACATATGCTTTTCCGAGTTTCGCCATGTTCAATCCTCTTTCTTGGTGAGAGCAAAGCTCGGGCGACCCGGCTTGCTGGTGATCGCGCCCAACAGCGGGCGCGTGATGGACTCGTCTGCGGCCTTCCACGCCGCTTGATTGATCTCCGGCTTCCACCGGAACAGAGAACGCAGATGCTCGGTCAGACCCGACTCGGCGGCGAGCTCTTGCAACTTGTCCGCGTCGACCTTGCGATCGATGCGCCCGACGATCTTGATCGGGCCATGGTTGCTGGTGCCCTCAAGGTCATCGGCGACGCCAAGCAAGGCGCGGATCTCATCCTCGACACCGCGGCGAAGCTCGGTCGCCTGGCGCTCGGATTCTTTGGCTTGGGTCCAGACGGTGATCAGTTCGTCGAGGGTCACACATCACCTCGAATCTTCTTGATGATGGCGCCGAGGTCGGGGGGCTCGACGGCGTCCAACTTGCCGCTGCGATCCTTGGCACTCCACAGGCCGTCAGTCGCCGTGAGAAGCGCCCGCCCATAAGACTCGATGCGAAGCGCAAAGACCTCGTCAAAGAAGTAGGGCAGCTGCTGGGCAAACTTGTTGCCGGGGAGGCTTGGCGCGTAGGACACGCTGCCCAGCTCGTCGGTGGACTTCTCCATCTTCGCTGAGAAGTAGACGTGACGATCGGGCAGGTCGCGGAAGGCGCGAATCAGGTCGGCCATCTTGTCCTGCATCTCGCCATATGCCTTCATCCCGTGGATCTTCTTGCCGTCGATCTTCACTTTCTTCTCGGCGGACAGCACCACCTCGCCGATCTCGGAGATCGAATCGAGCGCGATGCTTTCGAACCCCTTGGCCTCTTCTGACGACGTCGCCCAAGCATAGGCGTCGTACAGATCAGCCATCGTTGTGATCTCGATGTAGGGCAGATCGGCGCTCTTCAAGGAGAGCAGCCCGGCCTCCGCCGACAGCACGATCGGGTTGGGTAGGGTTTCGATCAGCCGCGTCTTCCCGGCGCCTGCCGCACCGTAGACGAGAAACTTCACCTGACTTGCACCGAGTGACCCGGTGCGTTTAAGCGCAATGGCCATCATGGCCTCCTTTGTGAGCGTGGTCCGGTGATCGGGTTACGCTGTTGCATATGGACGATAAACAGCCCATATGAAACCGTCAACACCTAAATGGAGGCACGATGTCAGCAGAACAGATCAGGGCCGCGCTCCGAGATCGCAACCTCAAAGCGGTGGCGGATGCCACCGGGCTGTCGCCGGGGACGCTGTACCGGCTGGTGAGGGGGTCAAGAAAACCACACCGCGCCACGCTCGCCGTTCTCGAGGCCTACTTGACCAAGGACGTCACCAATGGCTGATATCGTCCGCCTTCTTGGCCGCGCCTTCACCGCGCCGCGCGTCGATCATCTCCCGCCACAAGAGCAGCTGGCCCGCGCAATGGAGATGCACGGGATCACCCCGCCGACCCCGATCCACCTCGACGGGCGTCTTCACCGATTCAAGCTCGACGCAAAGGACAAGGCCCGGTCCGGCTGGTACGTCGCCTACAACGACAACGTGCCCGCTGGGTCTTTCGGGTCATGGCGTGACGACGTCAAAGAGAACTGGCGCGCCGACATCGGTCGGCACCTGACGGCGGCGGAGGAGCTCGAGCATGCCAAGCGCATGGCCGAGATGAAGGCGATCCGCGACGCCGAGACAGAGAAGCGCCACGAGGTTGCGGCCAACGTCGTCGAGACGATATGGAAAGACCTCGCCCAAGCCCCCGCAGATCACCCCTATCTGACACGCAAGGGCATCAAGCCCCATGATCTCCGCGTCACCGGCGACGGGCGTCTCGTGGCCCCGATCTTTGATTCGGAGGGTGATCTCTCGTCGCTGCAGTACATCAACGACCAAGGGGCCAAGCAGTACCATGGAAGCGGCGCGGTCGATGGCTGCTTTGCTCAGATCGGCGATCTGACCCCGGGCACGCTGTACGTCGTCGAGGGCTACGCCACCGGCGCCACCGTCCACGAGGTCACCAAGCGCCCCGTCGTCGTCGCATTCTCAGCCTACAACCTCGTGGCCGTCGCTGGCCATTGGTCCACCCAAGCCGACGTCTGTGTCGTCGCCGACAATGATCGATCAGGTGTTGGCCAGCGCTACGCCGAGCAAGCCGCCGCCAAACATGGCGTGCGCTACGTGGTGCCGCCGACGCTCGGCGACGCCAATGATTATGTGCAGTCCGGGCGTGATCTCGCCGTGCTCTTGGCGCCTCGAGACACCAGCGACTGGCTCGTGGCTGCTGATGATTTCTCTGCCCAGCCGGCGCCGTTGTCGTGGTTGGTCAAGGGCTGGCTGCAGGCCATGGCGTTGCACATGGTTCATGGCCCTTCCGGGTCGGGAAAGACCTTCCTTGTGCTCGATTGGTGCTGTCACCTCAGCGCTGGCGCTGTCCTGTGGCATGAAACGAAGGTGCGCCCCGGCCCGGTCGTGTACCTGGCCGGCGAGGGCCACCATGGTCTACGCGGGCGCGTGGCGGCCTGGAAGGCGCACCATGGGATAGACCGCCTCGACATGTGGATCAGCCGGTCCGGCGTGGACCTCGACAAGCCCGACGGGCTCCGGCAGGCCCTCGACAGCCTGCGGGCGCTCCCCCGCCGCCCCTGCCTCGTGGTGGTCGATACCCTGCATCGGTTCCTTGGCGGCGATGAGAACTCAGCCCAAGACGCCAAGGCAATGCTTGACTCGTGCGCGGCGATCATGGCCGAGGCGGGGTGCTCGGTGCTTCTGGTCCACCACACCGGTGTCAATGAGGAGGCGCAGGCGCGAGCTCGGGGGTCCAGCGCATGGCGCGGGGCCCTCGATATTGAGATCAGCCTGTCGCCGGCCAAGGGCGATGGCCCGATCACCGTGACGCAGCGCAAGAGCAAAGACGCCGAGGCGACTGCCCCGATCCATGGCGAGCTGGCCAAAGTCGAGATCCCCGGCTGGGTGGATGAGGATGGCGAGCCGGTCACAAGCGCCGTCTGGGCGGCTTCAGTGGCCCCTGTGGCGCCGGTGAAGGAGAGCCCGGCCCAGAGGAACCGTAAGACCGTGGAGCGCGCGTGGTGGGCCTCTGGGGCCGAGGTGCGCGATGGCCTCCCCTACATCGCCCGATCAGCCCTCAAGGAGTTCTTGGCGGAGGCCATGGGTTGGACCGAGGGCACGATCGCCCAGAACCTCAAACCCTCTGCGGCGCCCGGCATGGTGGTACGGGACATGCTTGATGGGGCGTTTTTCAAGCCCCATGAGCATGGCTGGGTCATCTCTGACCCGGTCCGGGCGTCTGCACTGATACTGTCTAAGCGTTCAGGGTAAGAAACGTAAGAGGCTGGAAAATGAGTACTTACTTACACTTTGGCAGGGCGAGTAGTAGCGTAAGTAAGACCCTCTCTCTCTTTAGAGAGAGGGGTCTCTTACGCTTACGCTGCGGGGAAGGCCCTACCGGACCGGACCGGACCCCTGATCCACCCCAAAACAAAAAACCGCACACCCGCGCTTGACAAGTGCCAGTGGTGCGCTTATGTTTTGGTGGTCGGGAGATCACCCGGCACCGAAAGAGAGACCAAGATGACCAACTGGAACTGCGACGACGGCTACGGCAACAACATTGCCCAAGGATTGACCGAGGAGGCCGCTGCAAAGCGCGCGCAAGAGCATGCCGACGCCACCGGAAACGCCTGCCTGGTCTATGCCGACGACGATGACGAAGGCACTGAGGGTGATGGCTACATCGTCACCCCGTCCACCTGAGCCCACCCACACACCAGCCCCCGCTTCGGCGGGGTTTTCACCCGAAAGAGAGACTGACCAATGACGACCAACAACAAAATTACGCTCCGCGCCACTATCAGCTACGACACCCAAGACCCCGGCAATCACGGGTGGTGCTACCACCTCGCCATCACCGACGCCGACGGCACCGAGCACGAGAGCGGGCCGCTGCCACACACTCGCCGGGACGTAAGCGACGCGACTTTGCTGCGCAGCATGCGCCGCGAGTATCG